CAGTGCGGCGCATGTGTTGGTGCATCAAACGCTCTAGGATGAGCGAGGACTTGCGTGACTTGCGGTTTAGCCCCTCTAGCTGGAACATAGGGTTCCTGCCAGCCAGTGCCGCCATAAGGTACGTTAAAACGGTATCTGCGATAGCTCTGGTGTCAGCGACCACCGCTTTCTCACGGAACTTGGTGCTGTCGGCTGGTACATATACATCGTGAGCGCGGTCTGCGTCGCGCCAGTGTTCGTATCTGCGGCTGATCCGCTCGTATGACATCTTTGTAATGGCACGCACGTAGTCAACAAGTTTGGTCTCTTGTTCTTCTGACAGCATGTCTGAGATGTCTTCGTAGGACATCAATGGTTCAGCCAGATTGGATAAATCTACGACTACCTCAGTTTGGTCGGCTTTTATGTCTTTATAGCGCATTTACATCTCGCCCCATGACTTCATCCATTTATCTTCCTTCGATTTCGTGAGGGAACTCGAAAGCATTGACTGTTGGAACTGCGTGTTGAGAGAAGAACCCATGTCGATTGAGCCACCCATTAGACCATCTACAGCACCACCTATTCTGGATAGTACATCAAGACCCATAGACAATGCGTCCACTTGGTCATCGTTTTTGCCGTTAGGGAACGACTGACACTCCAAAAGAAAGTCGTCTAACCAATGGGCTGTCCGAGGTATCGACACTCGACCACCTTCTATGAGTGGCGTCACAGCGTTCAATCTGGCGACCTTATCGTTGACTACCTTGTACGGAAGGACGGATATTCCGCTCTCGTTACGTAGTTCTTGTATTAGTGACTGGCCTGAAGCCTTGTCCTCAATGTAGAGGCCGCGCAAACCCTGCCCTCGCCATCTCGCGTTGGTTTGTATGCAGACACGCTTTAGCTCTGGGAAATCGTACTTGTTACGGATGACATCGAGAATGTGCATGTCACCGTTCCTGTCTACGCCCATGACTATAAGAACAGAGTAGTCGGCTTGCTCAGTCTTCTTGAACGCGGTGTCAGCGGCGATAATGACCTGAGTACACTCTGGCTTATCGTCGTTGTACTGCCACCAGCTATCCTTGAGCAGATTACCGCCAGCTATAAACGGTGACTGCTGGTAGAGCGATGCAAACTCTCTGGGGTCTAGCCGCTCTCGCTTTTTGAGTTCTTCGACGGGGAAGCGTTCAGGCCAAAGTGCTTCTTCGCTTTCGTCATAGAAGTGTCGTTTCGATGGGGAGACCTTGCTGAGTTCACCTTGCGGAATGAAGCGCGGGTCATCTTCTGGCAGTTCTGCCACAGATTTCTTGACATTGGTGTTTACCTTACGGATGGCTGGGAAGTTGATATGATGCCATGCCCCTTCGCGCCAGTCGTCTGTTTCCATCAAACGACCAGCAACGTCGTCGGGGTGCCAACGTGTGAGGATGACTATCTCAATGGCGGGTGTACCGTCTGGCTCTGGCTGTTTACGTGTGGTCAGTGCCGATACGTAGTAGCTCCAAGTCTTGTTGCGCTGTGTCGCGCTGTCGGCTTCCTCACGAGCTTTGATGGGGTCATCTACTAAGAGGAGCGTCGCCGCACGACCCGTCGTAGAGCCGCCGATGCCCGTCGCGTAGTATGTACCGCCCATCGTTGTACGCCAGTCGTCAACAGCACGGCTCTCCTCAGACAGCGCAAAATCAGAAAACGCTTGACCGATGATAGGCTCACGGGCGTGGTCACGGGTTTGGCGACCAAAGGTCTTGGCGAGGTCTTGGTTGTAGGATGTAGCCAAGACGTTTCGGTTAGGCTTTTGGGCGAGGTAGTAGACAGGGAAAAGTGTTGACGCAAGCCACGACTTACCATGTCGAGGTGGCATAGTAATAAGTAGTCGTCTAGTTCCGAGCGTGTCCTTTTCGAGCTTATCAAGTACATCAACCAACTCCTCTTGAAATGGTGCTAACTCAAACTTCGGATATAACGCCTGAACGAACCCCCTGAACCCCGTCTTCGCCTGATTGATCTGGAGTAGCTTCTTCGCCGCTTCCGCTCTGGTTATCGACATCCTCGTACTCTCCTTCAACTGTCTCGCCCTGCTTGGCGATCTCCATAAGCTCATCGACGGTAAGCTCATCGACGTTCTTGTTCTCTACTGTGTGCTGATTAAAGCTGTGGTGTAGGTCAGGCATGACCTTGTTGAGCATCATACCAAACAGTCTTACCTGTTGGTTGTCCCACTTGCGCGAGCCATCTAGTACCTCGCGTACCTGTGGGATGTTCTTACGTACAACATCCAGTACGCTTCGCCGCACTCGATCCACCTGTTGCGGTGTGACCGCTGGCAATCCCATACCGTTGGTCGGGTGCGGGTTCTTTTTTACATTTGGCATATCATCCCCATGATTTGTTGCGCTGTAACAATAACGCGACATCCAAAAACAAATCGTCCCTGTCTGAAAAACGAGACAGCGTTTTCAAAATTAGGTGAGAAAATTCGGAATGGTGGTGACTGGCATACAGGAAAGTCGTCGGCGGGGCGGCTATGCCGCCCCCCAGTCGGTCTATAGTGGCAGATAACTGACAGATGGTACTACTAACCTATTGATTTTGTTATAGTTCTGTAGCCTTCTGAGGGCTATTCTAGGTGGTTATTCTACTGATGTTTGAGGAATACTCTGACATATCAGCAATTAACAGGGGGTATAGAGGGTAACGGTAATCATTACAGGGATTTAGGGCTGACGACGAACCCCCCAAAGGGGGAAGGGGGGAGTAAAGTGTGTCGCCGCTGACGGTCAGCTCGACAAACAACTCAAACCAACTAAGGAGCTTATCCATCATGGGTAAAATCACTGTAACAGATACATTCGTTTCCAAGAACTTCACCAACCCTGTAGCCAAGACCCTCAAGGTCGGTCGCAAGAGCCTTGTGCTGGACAAGACCAGTGCCGAGGACATTGCATCGCTCTTCGATGGCAAGTTCGAGACAACACTGCAAGACCTTCGTGGCATTGCAACCTTCCTGTTGTTCCGTACCAAGAAGAACGAATACAGCCGTCTTCGGTCTGAACGTGCTGACTACAAGGCTTGGTGGATGTCAAAGAACCCTACGAAGGATTACACAGCCTACAAAGCTACTCTCACTCGTCGGGTCAAGGCCAACAACGAAGCCTACCTCAAGGTTGTTGAGGTTGCCAAAGCGAACTTTGCATAAGCCTACCAAGGGGACAGCACTACGTTGTCCCCTTCCCGTCGTTGGACATTGGTAGTCCAACCTGAATGAGACACCTCGAAACGGGAGACGCAAGAGATGACAAACATTGACGCAATTCAGGACGCTAGGGATGAACGCTATGAACAGACATGGGGTTCCCCCATTGGTCGTGATTGCGTTTCACTCGACATCACGCTTTGCAAGTGGCTCGGTGAGCGTATGATATACCTCGCTGAACACAGCAACAGCTACCATCCAGACATGACATACGAAAGCTGGACTGGTCGGCTGATGCAACATGGACACGCTCTGCTGGCTTACCATGAACATTGGGAAACCGATTGCGACAAGCCAACCGAATACTTCCATAGCAAAGCAACTCAGGCAATGTTGTTCGTTGCCGCCAACCTCGGTCACTTCTGGGACTGAACACAAGGGGACGCTTCGGTGTCCCCTTCCCTGTCGTATGGCAATCGTAGCCATGCCTGATGAGTTACTACGAAACAGGGCATAACAAGTCATTGGACATCAGCGAGTTTCTTGAACCACATGGTTGGGGAGAGGTCGTGACCCACACTTATGACCCACAAGTAGTAACTCTCATTTTTCACACCACCAAACCACAATGGAGACTGCTATGCGGCGCATCAGCAAAGCAATGAATAATGTTCTCGTCGAAACCACTCGTTCCACTCTGTCCTACTGGATTGACAGAGCGAAAACGGTTGCATCGTTGATGGAGGGCGAGAGCAAGCTGTTCTTGTTCAACCAAATCACTTGCGAGTTCGAGGGCATCTGTGAAACCACCTTGTCTCGTAACATCCTGTCACCAGCCGAGGTGGATGACCATCGTAGACGGTTCTACGACACTCAACTCAAGCAGTCTGCTTGACATCTGTAACACATCTGTTACACATCTAAGACACACCACTAACCAAGGAGGCACTCATGGAAATGATGTCCTACGAACTTACGGTGTTGCTGACGCACATCGTAGAATTTGCTTGGGAGATGTTCAAATGAAACTGACCCGCTCAAAAATCTATATCCCTGCACCAATCTATCCGACCCCACCACTATGGGTTCGGTTGCTCAAGGTGCTTGGGATATTCACCGCTTGCACCATCGCATACATCGTAGTGCTTGCAATCCTGTTCGACTACTTCACTGGATGTCAGTCGAAGATATACCACGAGAATGGCACATGGGAAACACAGTCATGTCTCTTCATCCCATACACACCACAGAAAGGGCGGTGGCACTGAATGAGAACATTCCGATACGTGGTTTACGACCAGGTTCCTGACTACGTTCGCAACGGATGGGTGGTATCTGCGACATTCCCATCACACTCACATCATTCGCAGTATTCAATCATCATGGAGAAAAGTATGGCAATCAGAAATGGCGACCCATGCTATGACATCGCTTGCAAACTGGGCGACGTTGAACACACCATCGCTACACAGTTCAGCCTGTGTAACGGAACCATTGGCAAAGACATGGTAGATAGCCTTGTCGGAGCCAAAGCAATCTTGCAAGACATCAATGACAAACTCAACGACGCCTTGCCCCACCTTCAAGAGATACTGTTGCAGAATTACAGCGACGAACAGCGTCACTTTGAAGAAGCGAAAGAAGAAACAGGGGAAAAGCCTGACAACCATATCTTCTACAGCTTTGAAGCCCTCAGTGATTTCGTCGCATGGGTAGAGGATATGTCGGATGTATAGCATCTGGCTCATCCCGAAACAGGGCAAGCCTACACTGGCACTCAACATAGAAAGGAATGAAGTTGAGTTGGAATGTGTAGAAACCCTAGCCGCTTCACTCTGCAAAGAGATGAACGGTTCACTCGATACCAACCTGACCAGTTGGATTGTTATCAACAACGAACTGACCACGATAGATGAGGCTATCGTAGGCTGACCAACACACCACCATAACTGAAACCAATGAAGGAGTTGCTATGTTAGACCTAGCAAAACTCGATGCCATGCTCAACGAATACCTACGAGTTGATGGCAACAACAGCCGCAACCTATTGCGTAAGTATGTGGCTGATAACTGGAACGCAATGTTCGGTTCCAATTCATTTACATTTGAACGCCAGCTTGAACGTGCCGCTGGTAACATGAGCAGACGCAAGATCACCGACAAGGTTGACCGATGCGTACTACTAACGCTCATCTCTGGGGCAGTGACAGACCAGATTGGACAGACCACTGATGCCAGAGAAAAACACATCGGTCTGATACTCGAAGCCCTCACTGACGACACCCAGTGCCACGGTAAACGTCGTGGTCATGGACGTTCGTGGGGATTTCCCAAAGCGATGGAGAAACGAGACAACTACCTCGTCCATATCATCAAAGCCAACATCAAAAACTATCAACCCACACCACCACAACCAACCACAGGAGAAGACATGAGTGAAGTCATGTATGCGAATACCGTAATCGCAATCCACAATCAAACGCTTGTCCATGAAGGACACATCAACATGAGCGCATCAGTGACGTACCCCGACGAAGCTACCGTCAAACAGATAATGGGTAGTGTTCCTGTTGAGCATGTACTGGAACAGGGTGAACGAGAGCGTATCGTTGATGCTGTTGCCGCCTCAGTGCAGTTGATGTCGATGTCACCAGAGTGGCAGAGCGTTGACCACTTGATGTCAGATGCTACCAACCCTGACAACTTCAACGTCAAGGCTATCGAGAGTGCCGCAGATGAAGAGGCCGCAGTTGATGCAGTGATGGGTGAGTTCAACGACGAACCTACCACTTCACCACCAGCATCATGGTCAATCAACGAGAGTATGAAGCCAGCCATTGACCAGCTACTAGCAAGCGGTGGCTCGTCTCTGACCTTTGACCAGATGGTTCAACAGCACAACGACGTAGTGACTGAGAACCTGAAGCTGGTCAACGCAGTCAACACTGCGCCAATAGCTACGATGCCGAAGGCTGGTGCTAGTGGTGACCTGACCTACGAAGTGGTGATGCGTTCGGCACAGGATGTGTTCCAACGTAAGGTCAAAGCACTCAAGTTCGACATACCAACACTCATCTGGCGTGACGACACAGGTGCAGAGGTACAGCATCCGCAGTGTCCTGACATTGATGAGACGTATGAGTTCAGACCTGACCACCTTATCAAGTTCTTGTCTGCTCACCTGTTCGGCTTGAACCCATGGCTACATGGTCACACTGGCACAGGCAAGACTACGTTGTGCCTACAGGTTGCGGCTCGTATCGGTTTCCCAACCCCTCGTATGAACCTTGATGGCAACATCGAACGTGCCGACATGGTTGGTAGCAAGGAAATGATCATCGAGAACGGTGTCCCAGTGACTACGTTCGTCGAAGGCATCCTTCCCAAAGCCATGCAGATGCCATGCTTCCTTATCCTCGACGAGTTCGATGCTGGTCGTGACGAGGTTATGTTCGTACTGCAACGTGCCTTGGAGAAGAAGGGTCTCGTGCTTACCGAGGATGGTGGTCGTGTCGTTGAGTGTCACCCAC